ATCTCCTTCAGCACCCGCGCCGACGACGCATCGCTGTCATAGCGTCCGCGGAACTCGGCCATGGGGTCCGTGCCCGTCATCGCCAGGCAGGTGTCCGAGAACGCCGTGGTGCAGTCGTGCGCCCCCCAGGCGAACGGACGCCCCGCCTGGGCCTCCATCTCGGCCGCAAGCCGCTCGGGCCAGTCGTCGCGGCGTTCCAGCCGCAGGCGCGCACCCTTCATGCCTACCGCCCCCGCCGTCTCAGCGTCTTGCGCGACTGCTTGGTCTGCTGGGCATCCGCCTGCCCCCAGTTGATCGGCACGTCCTGGATGGCCGCCACATATTCCAGCCCCTTGTCTCCCGAAAACCGCAGCTGCTGGTCCTGGTGGGTCCGGCGGCGGTTGCGCGACCGCTCCAGCACCCGCAGATAGCTTTCCATGTTCACGGTGATGCTGCCGCTGCCGCCCTGCCGGTCCACGTCCGACGTGTCCATCACGCCGCCGAACAGCAGCACCGGGTCGTCCAGCAGGCTCAGGTCGTCGGTGTCGAAGAACGCCAGCCAGATCCTGGCATCCCGGCCCTGATAGTTCTCGTCCAGCGCCTTCCCCAGCAGGGTGGCATCCACCCCGGACAGGCCCACCGTGGCGCCGGTGGCGACCACCCCGGTCTGCTCCGTCATGGCGCTGATCGACCCCAGCTCGCCCACGCCCGACCAGGTCTGGCTGTCCCACGAGATGCCGCCCACGCCCGACCACGCCCGCACCGTGCCCGAGGCATAGTCCAGCTTCACGAAGGCGGCGGCGGCCACCCGGTCCGAGGCGACGGCGTTGCCGACCGCCGTGGTCACGTCCTCGCGCGCCATCAGCTCGGGTCTTCTATCAGGGAAAATTCGAGGCCGAAGTGCTGGGCGGTGCTGATGTCCCACTCGATCTCGTCGCTGGTCAGCCGGAAGATGCCCTTCACGTCGGACCCGGTGACCACCGGGTCGTTGTCGGCCGGCGACTCGCCCGCCCAGATGCCGGGCGAAAGCGCCAGCGTGACCGCGCCGCCCGTGCTGTCGGCGTCCTGCGTCACCATCTTCATCCGGCCGCCCACCTGCACCCAGTCGCCCTGCTTCGCCCAGCCGGTCACGTTCGAGACCCCGTCCAGGTCCAGCGAAAAACCGGTCTGCGACCCGCCGGCCACCAGGGGCGTGCCGCCATAGGCGCCGCGGGCGCCGTTCAGCTTCTGCACCGGGTCCCACGCATAGCTGGTGCCGAACCGGCCGTTCATCTCCATGCCCCACGCCACCCAGGCCGCCGCGTCCTCGCGGGCCATGGGCGGCAGACGCACCGCCAGCCGCAGCAGGTCGCCGGGATGGCGCACCACCTGCACCTTGCGGGACAGCGACAGCGACGCGGCATTGTTGAACGCCGCGCCTACACGGGCCGCGGTGAACCGGGTTTCCGGCAGGGTCAGCGGATAGCTCGGCATCAGAAATAGCCCTGATTGGTCCGCTGCTGGGCGTTGCGCACGCCCTCCGCCGCCGCCTGGGCGATCCTGGGCGTGGCCTGCCGGATGCGGTCGTCGACGCCCGACAGCGAGACGTCGAAATGATTGTGGATCTCCTGGTGCACCGTCATGCCGCCCCCCAGCCCGGCCAGCGCAGCGTTCGGCAGCACATAACCGTCCTGCGCCGGGATGAACGGCTCCGGCCCCCGCTCGCCCACCAGGTAGGCGGTCCCGGCCGACACCGGCCCGCCCATGGCCCGCGCCCCGCCAAAGTTCAGCAGCGAGGCAAAGATGCCGCCGCCGTCGGTCCCGGCCCCAAGCGCATTGAAGATGCCGCCGAACAGCGGCTTCAGCACGTTCAGACGCCAGAACTCGTTGATCAGGTCGTTGACGAACTGCTCGGCGGCGTTCCCCATCTGCCCGAACACGTCCCGGCTGAACCAGTTCAGGCGCGACAAGCTGCTTTCGCCCTGCTCCAGCGCGCGTGCCAGCCCGCCTTCCAGCGTGTCCGACCACAACAGCGTCTCGCGCCGGGCGTCCTCCATGGCCGTCCGGTAGGTGCCCAGGCCGATGGCGTTGGCGGCGTACAGTTCCTTCAGCCGGGCCTCCGTGGCCGCCAGCCGCGCTTTCGGCTCCAGCTGCTGGGTCAGCGCCTCGCCCTCGGCCGCCAGGGCCGCCTGGTATTCCTGGTGACGCTTCTGGCCTTCCTGGATCTGGTCCAGATAGGCGCGGTTGCCTTCGGTCAGTTCCTGCCAGAACTCCCGGTCCATCTCCGCATGGGTGCCGGTGATGGCCTGGCTGTTGGCGAAGGGCAGCTTGCCGATGAAGTCCTCGAGCCGCTTGCGCGCCGCGGCCGCCTCGGCGCCCTCGAAGGTGGGCGTGCCCCGGCCGTCCTTGTCGGCCCGGCCACCCCCCAGCGCCGGCGCCGACCGCTTCTGATAGTCCACGATCAGCTGCCGCGCGCCTTCGGCGGCGGCGATCTGGCGCGCCACCTCGTCGAGCTGCGACTGATAGACGAAAGGCTTGGACCGCTCCAGATAGGCCTGGCGCTCGCGCAGGTCCTTCAGCCGTTCGTCGATCTGGGTCAGCGGGTCGGCGTCCACCACCCCCACGAACTCCAGCAGTTGCCGGGTCCAGCCGATCAGCTTCGGCAGGTTCTGCGCCACCGCCGTCGCCAGCTGGGCGATGGCCTCCGCGTTGTTGCCCACCGCCGTCGCCAGCTGGGTGTTGATCAGGTCCGACAGGTCCGCCAGCCGGTCGCCCGCCGTCGTCGACTTCTCGATGGTCTGTTCCGACAGCACGATGCCCAGCTCGTGGGCGCGCGTGCGCATCCGGTCCAGGCCGTCGATGCCCTTGTCCAGCAGCAGCGGCAGCTTCTTGCCGGCGTCGTCGCCGAACACGATCGAGGCGCGCGCCGCCTGGGTCGACTGGTCCTTCACCCCGGCCAGGGCGCGCAGCGTGTCCTCCAGCACGGCTTCCGTGCTGCGCAGCTTGCCGCTGCCGTCGGTCAGCGCCACGCCCATGTCGTACCAGGCCTTCTGGTACGTCTTGTTGCCGTCCGCCGCCAGGCCCATGCGCCGGTTGAACGACTGCAGGGCCACGTCCAGCTGCTGCACGCTCATGCCGCCCTGGCGGGCCGCATAGCCCAGCTCCTGATAGGTGGTGGTGCCGATGCCCGCCGCCTTGGCGCCGTCGTCGATGGCCGCCGCCGCGTCCAGGCCCCGCTTCACCAGCAGGCCCAGCCCGGCCGTGCCTGCCAGCGTCGCCACCACGTTCTGCAGGCTCAGATTGCGGGACACGAACTTCCCCACCGCCCGCTCCGCGCGGTCGAAGGTCTTTTCCGCCGCCGCCATCCGGCGGTTCATCTTGACCACCGAGCTGTCCAGGATGGCCGAGGCCGACTTCATGCCGGACTCGAACTTCTTCCCGTCCAGGCCCAGCGAGATGATGACGCCGCCCACCCTGATCGGCATGGCCTACCTCCCGATTACCCTGAGGAGCGCCCGGAGGGGGCGTCGCGAAGGGTCTTTTTCGATCTCAGATAGCCGGCCAGCGCGGCCCCGGCGTCGGCCTTGCCCGTGGCGTGCCGCGGCGTCTTCCACCACTGGAACGCCAGGAAGTCCTCGGCCTTGGCCGCCGGGCGGCCCTTGCCCCGGTTCGCGTTGGCCACGGTCGCGGCGATGATCGCCGCGTGCCAGTCGGCGCGCTGGCCGCCGATGGGCTCCATCTGGTGGAAGGCGAACCACTCCGCCATCTCGCGCTCGGTCAGGCTGGCCTGCAGCTCCCGCACCGTGCGCCCCAGGGCCAGGGCCAGCCGCAGCAGGAACACCCGCTCCGGCCGGCGCCTCAGTTTCCCTCGGCGGCCTCCACGGCGTCCGCGTCCATCTGGTGCATGGCCTCGATCGCCTCCACCAGGCGGCGCACCGCCCGGTCCGACTTCTTGGCCAGTTTCTTCAGATCGGCCGCGGTGAACAGCGGCGCGTCGCTCTCGTCCACCGCCGAACGCCGGATCATCTCCAGGTTCAGGTCCAGGCCGCGCTGGCCCACCTTCTTGTCGTCGGCCGCCTTGCCGTACATCAGGTCGTAGAGCGCCGCCCGATCCTCCAGGCTCATCTCGCGGATCCGCACGGTGCCGCCCCATTCGGGGACGGACACCTCGTCGCGGCGCAGGTCCGGCGCGGCTAGTATCTCCTCACGGGAAAGCGGCATGGGATCAGCTCTCCGTCACCGGGCCGGTGATCCGGACCGACAGGGTCGACGCCACCTTCTGGTCCACCCCGCCCGAGGTGGGCGAGCCCATGGCCCAGCCCTTGAACTTGAATGTGGTGGACCCCGCATCCGGCAGCACCACCCGGAAGTTGCGCAGCTCCCGGTCCCGCCGCGCCGTGCGGAAGCTGTCCTGGCCGGTGTCGCCGAAGATGGCGTTCACCTCCAGGCTCATGGTGCCGTTGTCCGGCAGGCCCAGCAGATATTCCTTGGCCGACGAGCCCATATGGGTGACGTCGATCTCCCCGGACGCGCCCGCGTCCAGGTCGGAAAAGCTGACCACCTCGCCGATGGCGTCGAAGGCGTCGCCGGCGTCGTCCACCGACGCCGCGTCCCCCTGGCCGATGGAAATGACCGTGCCCTCCGAAACGCTTGCGTCGGACATGCCGTGTTCTCCTGTTCAGATGGTGAAGGAATGAAAGCCGTTAGCCCTGAGGAGGCCCGAAGGGCCGCCGGGAAGCTTGCCCTGAGCCCCGTCGAAGGGGGCGGATGACGGGGATCCTAAGAGGCCTCGCCGATAATGATGATGTCGTAGGTCACGGTGGTGCCCGACGACGAGTTCGCGATCTTCAGCTGGTCGCCCGTCCCGGCGGTGACCGCCAACCCGTTGGCGTCCGGCGCCGACAGGAAGAACACCCCGCCCGGCTTCACCTTCACCACGTCGCTGGCATCGCCGAACAGGGCGGCCCAGGCATTCGATGCCGCGCCGCCCACCAGCACGTCGTTGGTGTTGCCGGCGGCCGCCGCCACCAGGATCGCCTTGATCTTGGTGAAGGTGACCGTCTCGCCCAGCGCGTTCTCCAGGCTGCCCGCCAGGTCCAGCGCATCGGTGCCCGACGCGGCGATGGTGCGCTGGTCGTGCCAGTGCTTGCTGGCCTTGTTGGCGCCCGTGCCGTTGGCCAGCACCACGGAATATTTCTTGCTCAGATTGTCGATCACCCGGCTCAGGTCGAGCGCCGAGTCGTATTGCGAATTGACCACCAGGTCGATCGTCGCCGCCAGGGTCATGGCCTCACTCCTCCATCCAGGTCAGGGTGTAATCCGCCGAGCGCCGGAACAGCCCCGTCGCCTCGCCGTCGTCCAGGGTCCGCGCGTCGGTCCGCGCCATCTGCCGCACGTTCAGGCCCGCCACCGGGCGCCGCTGGCTGGGCCGCATCTCCAGCGCGTCGTGGGCCGCATCGGCCACCGCCCGCGCCTGCGCCGTATCGGCGCCGAAGCAGTCCACCTGCACCACCGTGCGCCGGATCGCCGAGGCGCCGTCCATGTGCAGATCGGCCGGGTCGGTCACCACCATGAACACCGCATAGGGCGGCAGCGTCCCCGCCGGCGCGCGCGTGTCGTAGAACTTCGCCCCCACCAGCGCCGTGAACCCGGCCCCTTCCGACAGCAGCGTGTGCACCACCGTCTCCGGGTTGCTCATCCCTCATGTCCTCCGCCCGTCCCGAGTGCCCGGCGAAGCCGGGTGTATCGAGGGATCACTTGAACACCTTCTTTCGAGACGCCGCCGTCGTCGCCGAGGCCAGCTTCTTGGCCGAACGCTCGAACCCGCGACCCAGCGTCTCGGCGATCTTGCGGACGGCCGCGTCGCCCTTTGCCGCGAAGGCGGGCCGCATATAGGGCTTGGCCAGCATCTGACCCGTGTACCGGCCGGTCGTCTTCTGGTGCCGCGGCTTGGTGCCGAACTCGAACAGCGCCGCCAGCCGGTAGTGGGGCGCCTTGAAGCCCACATAGACGTCCCCGTTCAGCAGATTGCGGGCCCGCTCGTGGCGGCTGGCCGTCTTCACCGTCACGCTGTCCCGCAGAGACTGGGCCGGCGCCGTGCGCCGCACCTCGTCGCGGAACACCCGCGCACCGGCGCGCAGCGCGCCGTCGATCACCGACTTCTGCAGGGTCTTCGGCAGCTGGTCGAGCATGTGGGCGATTTCCATCTGCCCGCGCATGGACGTCTTCAACTTCATCACACCGCCTCCGCCGGGATACGCCGCGCCTTGATCTCCAGCCGGTCCTGCCGGCCGATCTGCACCGGCTCGCCCACCACGGCGTAATAGGTGCCGTCCCACAGCACCCGGCAGGTGCTGTCGATCCCCGTGCGCCAGCGCACCGTGAACACCACGTCCGCATCCGCCTGCAGCGCGTTGCCCGCCAGGGCCTCCCGCCCCGGCGCCTGCTGCACCCGGGCATGGATGTTCGAATGCAGCGCCGACCAGGTGGTCGAGACCGACCCCGACGCATCCTTCGCCGTCACCGGCGCCTCGATCGTCACCCGCCGGTCCATCCGCCCGATCACGTCAGCCATGGGGATCCATCACGATATCCTCGCCGTCGACGTTGAACGTGACCGTCACCCGCCCCAGCTCATCATAGGACTGCCGCAGTTCGACCGAGACCTGCTGGGGCAGCATCTTCCCATCGGCGTCGTGAAGCGCCAGGAACCGCCGTCCTGCGTCGTTCTCGAAAACCCGGAGCCGGAACACAGGCCGCCGTCCTTCCCGTTGATCGCTCATGAAAACCTCCGTTAGCCCTGAGGAGCGCGCAGCGCGTCGCGAAGGGCGGCTCACACCGACCAGCTCATCTGGAACTTCCGGCCACCCGCCCGCTTGACGGGCGGGATCGAACAAACGCGTTCCGGAGCCGGGCACGAAGCCTCGGCCGCCTTGGCTCACACCGACCAACTGACCTGGAATTTCCTAAAAGCGGGCACGAACAGATCCGGCACCGCCGTGGTCCGGTTCTCCCACAGGAACGCGGTCAGCTGCGCCAGCCCGGTCCGCAGATCCTGCGGAATGGCGTTCCAGTCGGCGCCATAGCCGGCCGTGAACCGCACCGTGACCGCCGCCTCCTGGGGCCGCAGCGTCGGCCAGGTCACGTTATAGGCCGGCACCACCACCCCGGCGCCGTGCCGGTCCACCAGGCGGTACTGGTCCGCCGCCAGGGTCTGGTCGGCGCCGTCCGTGTCCACATAGGTGATCGAGGTGACCGACTGCACCTTCGCCCGCGGCAGCCGCAGCTCGGCCGGGCCGCGCCACGCACCTTCGTATCCCTTCCACGAACGCGGGATCTCGCCGGCCCAGGTATCGAAGCTGACGTCATAGACCTCGTTCAGCAGGCTGCGCCCCGTCCACCCATGCGCGCCGAACGCCCACTCGGCCGCCGTGCGGATGTAGATGTCCAGCAGCGCGTGATCCTCCGCTGTCGGCGCGTCCACCCGGCAATGGGCCGCCACCTCCTCCACCGTCACCGGCAGGCCGGTCGCGGGCGTGATCAGGGAAAGGCTCATCGCGGCGTCACCCGCACCGTCACCGACCGCACCACGGTACGGCCCAGGCTCGTGGTCACTGTGTTGACCAGGCGATAGGTCGCGCCAGACGTCCCGCCCGAAGCGGTCACCGTCGTCGTGCTGCCGGTGAAATCATCCCCGGACAGGGTGATGCCGCCCGTCGGCTCCACCGCCCAGTCGCTGGCGTCGATGGTTTCGCCCGACGTCAGATAGGCGTCGTCCCAGTCGAACGTCCAGTCGACGGCCTCGCCGGGATCCTTGACGAACAGATCCATCATGACCCCCTTACCGTCAGCCGCCGCTCATGCGCCGGCGCCGTGATCCGTCGACCGTCCGCCTGGGGCGTTGCCCGCCTGAACGCGGGCGCCAGGCGGTGTTGCAAGGCCGCGCCCGCCGCCATGGCGCCAACGCCGCTCAGCGTGCCGGAGGCGATCCGCGCCAGGGTGGTGGCGGCGGCGATATCGGCCCCCGTGCCCGCCAGCACGCCCGAGGCGTTGCGGCCCATGGTGACGGCGCTGGTGATGACGGGGGCCGACGCGATCAGGGCGGCGATGGCCGTCCGGACGATCTCCCCCTCGCCGTCCGCCGAGGCGCCCGCCCCGATCAGCGAGGCCGACGCCGTATGCTCCACCGCCGCCGCGCCGTCGGCCGCCGCGCCGGCGCCGGTCAGGGCGCCAGCCGCCGGATGAACGACCTCGGCCGTCGCCGAAAGCGCCGCGCCGGCACCGGCCAGCGCGCCGGTCGCCATGCGAACCACGGCAGGAGTGGCCGAAACGGTCGCGTCGGCGCCCGCCAGGGTGCCGGCCGCGAACCGGGTAATCGCCGTGGTCGCGACCATCGACGCACCTGCGCCCACCAAAGCGCCGGAAGATGTCCGCGTGCCCGCCCGCGACGCGCTGCCCATGGTGGCGGCGCCGGTGCCCGTCAGGGTGCCTGAGGCGTCCCGCGCCATGCTCACCGTGGCGGCGGTCTCCGCCCCCGTGCCGGTCAGCGCCGCAGCGGCCGCATGGATGACCTCGGCGGCACCCGAGACCGCCGCGCCGGCGCCGGCGAGAGACGCCGTGGCGGCGTGCTCCACCTCGGCCGCGCCGGACAGCGCGCCTGTGTCCGCCTCCAACGCCCCTTCGGCGGTCCGGGTAGGCGCCGTGGTCGTGATGACCAGCTTGGGGTCCTGGCTGGTGCCGGAGGCGTCGGCCGCCGTGAGGTCCAGATACTCGTCGCCTGTCGGCACAGACCCCGCTCTGGAGCGGCCAGAGCAGACCATGATCTGCGTGTCGCCGCCCTTGTTGACGGCGGTCAGAAACGCGACTTCAGATGTCCAGTCGTTGTAACCGGCACCAAGGCCTGAAGTAGAACGAGAGGCTACCTCGGTTAGCGCCCCAACGTCGTCGAAAGCCGTCCAGTCGCCCGCGTCCACGCTGGCGCCGAATGCCTTCTCGTAGACCTCCGCATCGAAATCCGTGGCCGATCCGTCCGCGAAGATCTGCAGCGAAAGCAGCGTCGAGATCACCGTCTCGGACCCGCCGATGGCCGACGTGTCGAAGTTGAAGAACCCTTGCGTCAGGCGGTACTGGCCGCCCGAGGTCGTCACCCACTGCTGACCCGCACGAACAGCGGCACTGGTCGACGGCCGCACCAGCAGGAACGAGCCCGTGCCCGCCCGCGCATTGGCGAAATTCGCGTCGATGCTTTCCAGATAGGCGTCGTTCTCGTCGGCATAGATCGTATAGGTGGGCATCAGATCGCCCCCAGGATCGGGCCGATGATGTCCCGCGTCAGGCCGCCCCGCTGGATGGTCAGCGGATCGGCGCTGTAGGTCACCGTCGTCTCCACCCCGTCCATGACGACGGTGCGTTCAATGGCGCCCGCCGGGTCCTGCACCAGCAGCGGCGGGTTGGTCGCCACCCAGATCTGGCATTTGCCTGTCGGTCCCGCCCGGTCGGGGCAAGTGATCTCCTGCCCGTTCACGAACAGACCCACCACCACCCGCAGGTCGCCGATGGCGGTGATCCCCACCGCGTGGATGCGCGCCGTCACCGGCCCGCTGACATAGTCGTAGGGCAGCGTGCGCCCGTCCGCGAAGAACGCGTCGATATGCTCCTGGGCCTTGGCCGTATAGGCGGCGACCCGCGCAGGGTCACGCATGGCCTCAGGCGCCGAGCGCCGTGTAGGTGAGGCTCGAAACCGACACCGTATCCCCGGCGCCCACGCTGGTGGACGAAATCTCGATGTCGCCGCCGCCGCCGGTGCCGGTGACCGAGCCGCGCAGAACCTCCGTATTGTCCTTGTCCTGCAGCTTGAACAGCGCCACCGTGCCCCCGGTCGCGTCCGTGTCGTCGCTGATCGACGCTGCCGTCGCCGTGCCCGAGCTGGAAGCCCCGAACGCCGGGTCGGACAGCGCGCAGGTCGCCACCTCCACGTCGCCCGAGGTCATGAACACCAGGTCGCCATTGGCGTCGGACGAACCGGCGTCCAGCAGGTCGACAACGGCATCGGTGGCCGCGTTCTTCGTCGCGGTCGCGTGGGTAAGCGCCATCTCTCTGTCTCCTGGCTAGGATACGGTCACAAGCCCGGCTTCCGCCCAGGCCTGCACGGCGGCGGCCAGGGCATTGTTGCCCTCGCGCACCGAATATCGCTGCCCCTGCACGTAGACCGACCCGAACTGCTCGCTCGAAAAGGTCTCGTTGGGCACGAACGTCTGCAACACGCGCCCCTTGGGCACGATCATCTCGATTTTCGCCATGGTGGGTTCCTACATCGCCGCCAGGGCGGCATCGCTGGGAATGGGTGTGTCGTTCCGGCCTGTCAGGCCGCGATGTCTTCCACGTCGGATGGGCCGAAGCCGATATCGCCGTCGTCATTGGCGGCGCCGATCGCCGGCGACCCGGCGCCGAACGCCCAATCGCTCATCAGATAGGTGTCGGCGCTGCCGATCAGCGGGTCCTGCCCCGTCACCGTCCCCGATATGGTTGCGTTCGATCCCGTCAGGTTGCCGCTGTAGGCCACGCCGCCGTAAAGCAGGTTGTTGGCCAGAACGTTGTCCGCTTCCAGCAGGTTGTAGCGGCTGCCAAGATTGTCGAACGTATAGTTGCCGACCAGGATGTTGTTGGAGAAGGTGAACGCCGCGAAGGCGGTGCCGGTATTGGCGTAGAAGACATAGCTCTGGCTTTCCGCCGGCCCGGTGAAGATGCAGTGCTGAATATCGGGCGTACCACTGTCGCGCAGGCGCATGGAGAAGCGCCCGAAGCACTCTTCCATGGAGACGCCGTAGAGCTGCTGTGTCTCCACATGGACATAGGACTTCCGGATGACACACGTCCCGACAGCCACGGGAGCGACGATAACGTCGTCGGTTTCCGTGCCAAGCTGGCACCGCACCAAGTTGGAATTCGACAGGAACAGGTTCCGGGCCGTCCCGACGGGGATGAACTTCGTGTCGAAGAACTCTGCCGAAGCGTCAGAATTCACAACCGCCACGCCGCCAGAGGCGCCGTCCTCACCGGTGAAGGAACAGCCATGGAAATCCGTGTGCCCGGTGCCGGTCTGGGCCAGCGCGTATTTCGAACACGCGGTCACGACGATGTTGACCATCAGCCCGGGGCCGTTGTCGTGGTTGGATATCCCGTCCACGCAGTTTGTGATGACCACATCCGAACTGTAGACGAAGCAGTTCCCGCCCCAGCCGATGCCGTTAGGCGACCCGCCCGTCTCGTTGTCGTAGTTCTGGATCGTCAGCCCGTTCCCGTGCAGGTTCAGGCGCCAGTCGGAGGAGCCGTTGGTGAACAGCGGGTTCTGCGCCCCGCCGGCATTGCAGGCCGTCCCGTCCCACACCGTGCCTGGCTCGCATGTGACATCCAGCGTCCACGCCGTCGCCGAATTGTTGGCGATCTCGAAATAGTCCCCGGCCTTGTCGTAGGTGCCGGACTTCACCAGCACACGGGTCGTCGCCATCGCCACCGGCGTCAACGTCTCCAGCTTGTTGAGCGAGGCCCATGCCAACGCCGGGCTTGTCCCGTCATTGTCGTCCGACCCGTTCACGTCGTCGACGTAACGGTCGTAGCCGGCCATGCGCCGGGCCACGATCTCCGGAATGGACAGCCCGACGCCGAGCATCAGTCGTAGAGCGCCAGCATGCTGGTGGCCGTGGTGTTCTCCTCACGCACCCGCCTGACCTGCACCGGCAGGGTCGACCCCGCCGGCACGTTGGCGAACACCACCGCCGCGCTGTCCCCCGCCGCGATCAGCTCCACGTCGCCGCCGCCGCCCACATAGAGCGCCTTCGCGACGCTCGCCAGGTCGGTGTCGTCGTCCGGCGTCACCGCCGCCACCCGCCGCGCCGTGGACGACGCGGTGACGGCCCGGCTCGAATATCCGTCGCTCATGGCCGGCTACCGGCTGATCACGATGGAGACATGGCCGCGGGGCGATCCGCCCGATCCACCGCCGGCCACCACCAGCTCGATCGCCTGCCCGGCGGTCACCGCGTTCGCGGCCGAGGGCGTGGCGCTGTCCACGTCGCCGGCGGCCGATCCGGCCGTGGCGATGGTGAGGGCGCCACCCGTCACCGGCGTGCCGCCGATCTCCGGCGTTATGGTCACGTCCGCCGTCGACACGGCGCCGTCGATCACGCTCCAGATCTTCGTGATGCTGCCCGCATGGGGCGCCACCACGAAGTGGCTCGTGTCCGCCGACAGGTCGGGAATGTCGACCGTCAGCACATACTCGTCCAGCTCCGCCGCCGAGGCCGACACCTCGGCGCCGGCCAGCTTGAGGCTGCCGCCGCTTTCGATGTCGATCTCGCCGCCAGCCAGGACGGCCATGCGGTCGCCCTGGTTCGTCTTGATCACCTTGGGCATGGCCCGCTCCTTCCAGGTAGCGCCCGGCCCCGAAGGGCCGGGCTGTCAGCAGTGCCGGAGCGCCTTAGGAGGCGCCCTGGGTGACCGGGCCGATCATCGGGTGGCCCAGCAGGGCAAAGGCCGCGATGTCGGCATTTCCCGAATTGGCGGACGGCGTGATCGTCAGGCGCACATAGCGCTTGTCGCCCACATAGCCCACCTTGCGCACCTCGTCGTCGTCGTCCGCGCCGAAGGCGGCGGCCGTCTCCGGCGCGGTGCCGGGCGTCTGGCTCACCATCATGTCGTCGTCGACGGCGCCGCTGTCCGTGATGCTCGCCGGGTTGTCCGGGTCATCCACCGTATCGCCATGGGTCATGGCGACCGCGAACGCCGCGTCCGAGTCGGCCAGCGTGCCGATCAGGATGCCGAAGGTCAGGGTGTCGAAGCCCTGCCGGTCGATGATGACCGACGCCTGGGCCGTGTTGTCGGTAACCCGCGTCGGGCTGATGGCGCGCTTCAGGAGCACGCCGGAAGTCATGTCCTTCATGACCGTATCCTCTCTGTCTCAGGGGATGGATGGGGCGGCGCGCCGCCCCGTCAGGCGTCTCCGATCAGGCGGCGCACTTCAGCAGCTTGATCGCCTCGAAGTTCTGGATGCCGCCACCCACGCGCTTGGTGGTGTAGAACTTCACCCGGCCCTTGGTGGTGACGTCGTCACGGATGGTCCGGACGCCGACACGGTCCACGATCAGATAGGCCCGGCGAAAATCGCCGAACGCCACCGGGAAGACATTGGCCGACAGGTCGGGCATGTTGTCGTCCGTCTCGACCGGATAGCCGAAGAGGAGCGACGGCTGGCCCGCCTGGATCGACGGCTGCCACATGTAGTTGCCGTCGCCGTCCTTGAACTTGCGGACCGCGCCCAGCACCAGGTCGTTCATCATGAACGTGGCGTTCTGCCGATAGGCCGCCTTGAGCGAATGGATAAGATCGACCACCGCGTCGAGCGGATCCGATGCCGCGAACGCGGCGGCGGCCCCGGTCTTGGTGAAACCGATCTTGCCCCACGCATAGTTGGTGTTGATCACCGTGTCGTACTGCAGGATGCCACGGGGCTTCTTCACGCCGTTGCCGTTGATGAAGGCCGCGCCCTCTTCCTCTGCGAACTCGATGGCGACCTCGTCCCGCAGCCAGCCCTCCACGTCAAGTTCCCCGTCGTCCAGGATTTCCTGAGTGGTGTGGGGCTCGGCATAGATCTCGCCGGGGACGTATTCCAGCTCCGCCAGTTCGGGCGTCACC